CATGTTTAATCTGATTCAAAAGGATCGTGTCCGATCGAGGTGTTTCGTCGGTTAGAAAGATCAATGGGGGTCGGTGGTGTCCTGTGGCTCACAAAAAAACGCCCCCCCTTGCTGTAATTACATCTTTTACATGCCGCAACTAAATTGTCATCACTATCTAATCCACCAACTCTGCGTGGAATAACATGATCTACTGTATCAGCCTCTTGTGCACAATACTGGCAGATGTAGCCATCCCTTCTAAGTATTCTTTCTCTTGTCTTACGCCATGTCCTTGTGCCTACTCCTGGCTTAGCCATCAATACCAGCCCTTCTTTTTATGGAAGGCGAGCGCATTACATGCTGTGTCATGTCTGTGCTTTATGTACTTCAAGCCCTGGTCAATCTGTGTATATGGATCTTTTGTCTTTGTCTTTAGCAGTTGTGCTATTCCATACGCACTTGACTTAGGATTCTTTGCTGTTGGTATCCATCTAGATTCTTTATACCAAAGATCACTTAAACAATAGAATTCTTTAAAGTTGTGATTTAACTGCATGAAGGCGTATTGCTTGTATATGTTCTTATTAGCTGCTTGTACTGGCTCTAAGGCTAGTAATTGGCTCACAATTATGAGTATCCCAATTAGGTGCCACCTTGCGAGCCATCCCCTACGGGGCTCGCCTTTTCGCCCTTGAGGCGAATGTCTTCTAAAGGTTATCATGCTCAGTCAAATCCTTTCCTATAACCGCAGGTCAGACGGCGTGGCGTTGCTCCACTGTTGTGCCATTGCTTTTGCTATACCTGGAAATGTTTTGGATCTATTAAATGCCCCAGCTGCAAACTTCTTGTTTTGATAGTTAGGTCGAGTTAAACGCCCACCTCCTCCATTGATGAATGGTTGGTACTCAGTTAATACATTTGTAGGTTTAAGTAAAGGCAGATTTTTAAGCCATAAGTAGGTCTTTTTGGAGTATGGATCGCCAAACTCATAAGGCTGAATAACCTGTGATTTGTCTGGCAACCCTACAATTTTCATTGGTAGAGGGTTTTCAATAGCAATATATTTGGCTTTGGCGTTGTAGATAGACATGAAGAATTCTTTCGCTTGCATAGCCTTTTCCAATCGTAATGGGTCAACCTGGCCTTTTTTGGGATACATCCAAACAGCTCCAGCGTTGGTCATGTAAGTGCAAGGCGGAAACCCGATAATCATATCCCAGCCATCATTTAGATAGTTTAAAACATTTCCTTGAATATGCCATTCTGGGTTATCTCCAGAGGTAGGCAAAACATCACAAGAATAAGCCTCATGGCCTAATGCTCTAAATTCTTTTGCAACCGCCTGACTTTCCTCACATGCCAATAAAACCTTCATTCTTTACAAGCACCGCATTTGTTGTATTCCATTTTCCATCCACCACATAAATGGCATCTTTCTATCTGTTTATCCATAATATCCTCCTCAAGTCTTGCACCTTTGCGATAGCATTTTTGGCATTCAGCGATAACTACTCCTGGCACTGTATCCCAGCCATGCTCTATCTCAAATATCGTAGGCTTCTTGCAAGCATTGCATTTCATTACAGCTGCTTCAATCATGGCTTAGCACCCCAGCCCCTACCTTTAAAGATTGCTGGCGTTGCTGTAAACACCTTACGCATTACTGATCCGCACGTATTGCAAAAGGGAGCATTGTGGTCAATTGCTAAATCAAACTCAGCAACTACTCCCTCACGCAAACATTCGTAATCGTATTTAGGCATGATGCCCATAATCGATTCTGTTGATTACTCCACAACCTACGCACTTAAGCAATCCCTCAACATGCACCATTCTTGGATCATTACACATATCGCAACACTCATTAAGCGGCACTACGTCCGGCACAACTGTGCCATCTGAATGAAACTTAATGCGTAAGCGACCTTCTTGAATTATCTCTAACTCACCCATTTATTTATCCTTATCTGGATCTGGGAAATAGAACTTGCCATTGCTTGTGGTCTTTGCCCAATGAGGTTCACATTGATCGGCTTTGCTTTTCTCTGTGCATACATAACCGAGAAATGGTCTGCCTGTTTTAGATGTTCCCTCTTTGCGCAGCATTTGACCATGCTTGCAATCAAAAGATTCACCTACCTTTTCCGCATTTAATGATTGCGCAACATCATCAACCGACCAAGCCAAAGGTGCTGGATCTTCCAATTTAGGTGCTGACCAATCGGTATTACGTAAGGCATCAACTACAGCTGCAGTCCTTGTTCCAGGTGCTCCGTATGTTGGCTTAGTCCATTCTTGATTGCCTTTGGCTACTCGTTCCATTTCCACTTGAGATGGTCTTGCACCTTTTTTGGCGTAAGTCCAGTTAGCGAGCGCACGACCAAGCGCACTGCTCTCAGACAACTCGCAAGCAAATTTATTAAAACCTGAAGTTGTTTTCGTTTCACTCGCCCACCCAGTCGATACTGGATGTTGATCAGCCTCAGTTCTAAATAGCCTAGCCACAAATACATATTCATCGCTCGGAGCGTTAACGGCGACAACTCGCTCGGTTTCGATCCGCCCGTCTGGGCAGTCTTTCCAGAATTTCGATAATCTTTCTTCGACTGTTTCATAATCCTCCAAATTAAAAGCCATAATCTATCTCCTGTTTCCCTTGTCGGTATTCCTGTTGCGCACGAAGATCCCAAGTGCTCCCATCATGCCAAGCCTCCGCTGAGTGTCTGCACTTATCGCAGTAGGCTCGCTCTGTTCCGTTTTGGCTCTTTGAAAGCCAAGTTGCCGGATTCTGACCCTTGATTGTATGCGCTCCATACTGCGCTTTACAGTAATCACACCAAACACTCCGATTAGAATTTTTCGTAATCATCATCTAGCTGCGAATGTATGACATCTTCGTAGAATGCCAGGTATGCAACTGCATCGACAATACTGTCGTGATGTGTGGGTGTTTCAACCAACCTAGCCAACTTGACTGCGACCATTGCCAAGATAACTTGGTGTGGAGTAATTGGAGTTTCAAGTATTCCTGACCACAGCTCTGCAATTCGTTTGTGGTTGGTATATGGAGATCCATAAACTCGACCTCGATCTTGTTGTAATAATCTTGCTTCATCAAAGATAGATTCACGATTAGCGGACATTGCTGCGCACTACCTTTGTGCCTTGTTCATAGCCAGCACGCCATGCTTCATCCCATAATTTATTCCTGCGCTCTTCACGCCAAGCCATAAATAAGAAAACCGCAAAGGTGCTGAAAATGACGATTGCTACCGCCATTTGATCACTTATGTTGCTCATTTGTTTGCTCCCGATCTCCAGGCTCTTTGCCTGTTGGGATTAAGTATGTGCTAGATCAGCGACAATCTCGATAGGTGTGATGGCGTGTCAGATAACAATACTGTTATCAATAACATCAACGGCATCATCGATTGTGCGTTCTTTGTAGTCTGTTTCTCTAGACATAGGATTTGCCCAACGCCGTAAATGATCCATCTTTGTTGATTGGAATGAGCGTAGGGGTCATATTCTTACCATCCCAGTCTAGGATCACGATTCCCATAGCCCAATTGGCTATTCCTTTTGTGTAGGAGGCTTTGGCTTTGTTCATAAGGTTTCCGGCTTCTATGCCCCAAATCGTCCTGTAATTGGCTCCTAAGCCCTCTGTGTAGGCACTTAGCCCTAACTTATGGGTATGGCCACAAACAACGCTCTTTCCGGCCTTCTTGGCCAGATTTAGGGCAGTGATGCCTGGGTTAGGGTTTGTGTTGCCTTCATCGCCATGTGCCAATATCCAACCCTTTTCAAACTCATAAAAGGTTTTGTGGAATTGAATGCCCATAGTTTCGAATTGCATGAATTTGTCGTACTGCAGCTCTGGCAAACTGATTAAGCCAGGTACTTTTAATAAAGTGTTATAGAGACGATCCGTATGATTTGATCTGACTATGTGGGCTTCTTTAGCGTTTTCTGTAAGATCCCAAAGAATCGATTGGGTAAGTTCACGATCCCTATGCAAAGTCTGCTCATAAGCCAAAGGTGTTTTTTCAGCCCAACGGCTAATGGTTTGAAAATCAATCTCATCACCAACATTAAGTACACTGTCA